GACTGGAGAAAGTATTCACAAAAGTTAAAATCAACAGTCTGTTGATTTTGAGATATAACTCTCTTTTCTAATATTGACACCTTGGCTTTGCTGGTTGTTAAAATTAGCTTGTTGATTAGTAGTATGGATAGAACTTACTCTGTTATTTACTTCTAAAAATGGAATTTATCAATGCTTCCTACATCGCAATTACGACCGACCGGGACATTCTGCTCCTATTCCGCTGAAACATCAGCAGGCATCAAAAGCGAAATCACACCAATTCAGATAGAAGAAGCGCGGGCCAGTGGTCGTTTATATATCAAAGATTGTGATATTGAGTATCTGCCACAGTTACCAAACGAAATAACATCAGTTACAATCGAAAACTGCAACAACCTGACAACCCTTACAGGATTGCCGGTTAATACACAAAACCTCTCCGTCATTAACTGTGAAAAATTACAAATCACAGACATGCCATCAACCGTAAAAAATCTACATATTGAATTAACTGATTCGCCATTTATACATATTATACCTGAGGGTGTTGAGTGCCTGACAGTTTGCCACTGTCAGATATCGGGAGTACCAGAGAGCGTCCGTCATCTTGAGATAAGAGGTCACGCCACAGACAGCATAAAAAATGTTCCAAACGGGCTATCATCTCTCAGCATCAGTAGTTATACCCCGGAGAATCAGGCAAGCATTGATAGCCTGATATCACCGTCACTGCAGATGCTATCTCTGACTGGATGTAGCAATATTATACTGCCGGAGAAACTTCCGGAGAGTGTGACATCTATAACCATTCATGCGGAACAGAAAGCCACGTGGAACATCGGTGTTGAAGGGATGCCTGATAGGCTGGATCTCGATTTACAAAATGTACTACTCTCCCCAGATGTAGTTAAAGCAAAAAATATCACCTTTCAGGGCAACGCACCGGATGCAGCCTTACACTTTCGCCAAGGAGACATTGTCTATGGACTTGATGGGCCAAGAGAAAAAATTGTTAAGGCGATCAAAGTAGTTAATGGCCTATCCAAAAAAGATATTATCGCACAAAACACATTAACAAATGCAGTGTGGAGTCGAATGAGGCCTAACAGATATAATACAGATAATACCATCCGCAAACTTCTGAATGATTATAGCCGAGGTTATTGCTTTAGAGATTTTTTAAAGAATCATAGCAAGTTTAACGTCACAAGACCGACATTTTCAAAATGTGGTGTTGATGAGTTATGGGCAAAAACAAGCAAGGCCGGCTTGGAGTTTCAGACATTAACACGCAACAAAACGGTTATGTTTTGTGCGGACGAGCTTGTCAACTCACTCAAACTCATTGCTAATAAGTCAGATGGTTATGGTCAGAGTATTACTGCCAGCGAATTACGATGGATTTATCGCCACAAAGACAACGACCAGATAATGAAAAACATAAAGTTTTACTTGCGTGGAAAAGAGATAGCAGCAGAAAAAATATTAGGCGCACCAGAGTGGAAAGACTATAACCCCAAATACTCTGGAGCCACATATAAGTATTCTTAATGATACCTACTCACAACGAAAGAACACAAAACAATATATCGTAGTTCAAAGGACAAAGCACGATGCCATTTTCAATCAAAAACATATTTTCAAATTCAAAAGGAAACTACCCAGAAATATCTGGACCTGTGCAGGACAAGCCAGTATCGAAGAATTGTACACTAACCTCAACAACATGCTCTATGAATGACTACACAGTATTCAGCAGAAAATCCTGCACTTTTGACATGCGTCCACCCGGAGCAGGAGACAGAACACCACAATTAAAACTCTCAGCATCTGAGCTCATATGGCTATCTAAGACAATAGATACAGAGAGGAATAACATAAAAGAATAGTAACCACTTACCAGGGAACACAAAAAGCCGCAGGCCCGAAACATCTGATTGCAAGCAACCACCTCCCGTGGAGGTGGTAAAACGGAGCCGGACTCCGGTTTTGTGAAGCTGTCGGGTTACTTCATCCCGCCAATATTTTCCCACGTCCCGTCAGCACGCAGGATTTGCAGCGGTCTTACCACACACTGTATCTGCTTTTTATCCGCATCCAGTATCACCACCTGCGTGATTACCCTGTCCTGCTCCGGAATAATACCATTCTCATCGGACTCCAGAATGTCTGCCGGTCCCAGACGCAGTTGTGCTGTAAGTAACTCCCCGTGTTCACGGTCATCATGCTTTCCGTACCGGGTTTCACTTTCCAGCGGAAGGTTTTCATCGTCCACCTCCGGAGAACAGACCACCATCGCGCATCTGCCCGGTCACAACATCCATTGCCGCCTTACGGGCTACGTCATAAACCGCCTTCAGCGCCTGTGGTCCTATCTGACCGTTCGTGCCGTCGTTGTTAATCACCACATGGTTATTCTGCTCAAACGTCCCGGACGCCTGCGAGCGGCTGTCCGCCATGCTGCCCGGTGTACCGACATAACCGCCGGTGGCATAGCCGCGCATCAGCCGGTAGAGATTTCCCACGCCAATCCGGCTGGTTGCCTCCTTCGTGAAGACAAATTCACCACGGTGAACAATCCCCGCTGGCTCATATTTGCCGCCGGTTCCCGTAAATCCTCCGGTTGCAAAATGGAATTTCGCCGCAGCGGCCTGAATGGCTGTACCGCCTGACGCGGATGCGCCGCCACCAACAGCCCCGCCAATGGCGCTGCCGATACTCCCGACAATCCCCACCATTGCCTGCTTAAGCAGAATTTCTGTCATCATGGACAGCACGGAACGGGTGAAGCTGCGCCAGTTCTGCTCACTGCCGGTCAGCATCGCCGCCATATTCTGTGCAATACCATCAAAGGTCTGCGTGGCTGCACTTTTTACCTGCGACATACTGTCCGTGGCACTCTCTTCCCACTCACTCCAGCCGGACTTCAGGCCTGCCATCCAGCTCCCGCGAAGCTGGTCTTTAAAGTTGGGCAGCAGGGCTGCATCCACACTTTCACTCGGTGGGTTCCACGCCCGCAACTGCCCACCAAATCCGCTGCCACCGCCGTGATAACCGGCATATTCACGCAGCGATGTCATGCCGTCCGGCCCCAGAAGGGTGGGAATGGTGGACGTTTTCATACATAAAATCCTGCAGGTCCCCTGCGTCGCTGTGTCATGCCGGTCTGCACTTCCAGCTCCGCAATGTATTTTTTCAGGTCAGACACGGAAGTGGCCGTAAACTCCACTCGCCGTCCGTCTTTCTGTACCGTTGCCACCCGTTTTCCTGTCATCAGGTCATGCAGTGCCGCACGGGCAGCGGCAAGTTCTTCCTGTCGCGTCATTCATCCTCTCCGGATAAGGCACGGGCGTATTCTGCCAGTGTTTTCTTGTTGGTTGCTGCACCATCCTCTTCCTGCAGGCTCGCCAGCAGTGCACTGAGATCCAGCTGCCAGCGGGAAATACTGATGCGCAGCGCCGCCAGCGCATAAACGAAGCAGTCGAGCGCCTCATTGCGTCGCTTTTTGCTGTCCCACAGTATTTTTTTCCTCTTTGTAGGCGATGGCGTTATCACGGTAATGATTAACAGCCCATGAAAGGCAGACGATGAGGCAGATGACCAGAACGTAGATAATCGCGGTTACTCTGCTCATTGTTGCCCCCACAAACAGACTTCACGCTCAATCTCACGGCGAGTCATCAGCCCTTTCCATTGCTTACCGCCAGCGTATGTCCAGCGCCGTAGCTGATCACATGCGCCTTTGATATCGCCCTGGTTTATTTTGCGAAGAAGCGTCGATGTTCTGAAATTGCCAGCGCCCACGTTGTAAACGAACGAGTAAAGAGCGCCGCGCGTTGTTTCCGGTATATCGACTTTGATGTACGGGTTTATTTGTCTGGCGACCGTGGCAAGGTCTTTATTCAGGAGGGCTTTGCATTCTGCTTCGGTATACGTTTTACCGGGCATGATGTCTTTTCCGGTGTGTCCATGACATACAGTCCATACGCCAACGATATCTTCGTATGGTATGTAGCTGACACCTTCCAGGCCATCGTCACCACTCGGACCAGTGATGAGCACAGACGCTATGGCAACAGCCCCACCACCAATAGCAGCAGCAACGGCTTTTCGTAATGATGGAGGCATTATTCACCTCTCGCAGCCTTGCGCTTATCTTCTTTAATCTTGAAATAAAGGTTTGTCAGATACGTCAGCAGGCCAAACAGCAGACTCCCCAGCACACCTATTGCCACCCACTGGGACGGAGAGACTTTGTCCAGCAGCTGCAGTAACCAGTATCCCGTCCCCAC